GCATCCCTCGGTCTGCTGTTTCCAGGTGCCCCCGGCCAAGGGGTCGTAGGCGCAGTCCTTGCACTTCGCCGCGATTGCTTGGCCTCGGGTGCGGTTTTTCACTTCTCCTCCAGGTATAAGACTTGTCCGTGGGCGGGAGCAAATACCCGCCCTATCTTGAATCCCGCCCCGTATTCTTCGCGGTTTATGAAGTCAGCCGGTATGTCTACCTCGACTTCGGCGGTGGGCTGTGTCGTGCCCTGGAAGATGAGGTCCTGGATTTCTTTCACGAGGTCGGCTGCAGTCATGTCTCCTCCGGTTAAATAAAGCCCCGCCGTCTGTTGCCTTCCTGGGTAGGGAGGGGCGGTTGACGGCGGGGCGCTGGCCAGCTTAAACTTTTTCGCCCCACCCTACCCTACGCAGACTTTACTAAATTTCCTCAGCCGTGTCAAGGGTTTCCTCGCGCCGCCGGTACTCGTTCTGCATGACAAGCGGTGAGTACCGCGAGTAGCAGAGCTGGCGGAACGGGCAAGGGTAGAACGTGCCCTCGCAGGCCCGGCGGTTCTCGCCCCAGTTCCCCGTGTCCAGCCGCCACAACACCTCACGGGCCGCTAAGGTCAGCTCATTCAGCGCGTCGGCCCGGTGCTCCCGCGTGATAAGCAAGCTCGGGCGTAGAATCATCTCGTCGAGGCGGTCTTGGTAGAGCCCCTGTAACCGGCGCTCAAACTCGTCCATGTTCTCACGGCGGCTCTCCCGCCACTTACCCTTCGCCGGGCCGCTTTTCATTTGATGCGACCCCGGCACCTCGTTGTCGTGGTCCACGTCTACCATCTTCGGAACCATCCCCGACGGGGGCTTGACTATCAGGTCGTAGATTATCTCGACGACCTCCATCCCCCGCTCCTGTTCGAGGTAGTGAGCGTAAAGCGGCCCTTGGAGTTGACGCTGGAGACTTTCGAGGTAGCTCCCGTCCACCTTCGAGGCCGTCTTGTAGTCCACGACGGCGAACCCGCCGGGGACCTGGACCACCCGGTCAATCCGGCCGGTGAAGGTCATCCCCTCCACCCCTGGAATCGGCCCCTCGACCGTGTATTCCTTGGCCCACGTCTGGAGCTTCCCCCACCGGGCGAAATACCCAACGAGCATCGCCCGGACTCGTGCCGCGTTGAGGGGCTGTATCCTCCCGACCCCGAGGTCCGCGGCGACCTGGGCGAAGGCGGCCATCCGCTGGCTGTCCAGGTCGGGCTCGCCGGCGGCGGATTCGAGCGCCTTGTGGAGCGCCTGGCCGTCCTTGAGCGCGTCCGAGACCTCGCGCTGCTCGATCCCGAGCACCTGGGAGTTGTAGTATTTTCGGGCGCAGGTCCGCAGGTCGTTTACTCCCGTCTGGTGCAGGACCGTCGGGCGCGTCTCAGGCAGGTTCACCGTTGACCTCCTCCAGGATACGCCTCGCGTCGGGTGCCACGAACCCGTACCGCTCGGCCATGTTAGCTATGAACTCCGGGGGTATCAACCGCAACGCCTTCTCCCCGGCCTCCCGTACCAGCTTCCCCTCGGCGGCGAGCTTGTCCGCCATCACCAGGAACGCCCGGACGGTGCTCGCCTTTGCGCGGGTCATCTCCCGGACACGCCAGACCGTTTTTTCACTTACCCCGGCCAGGGCCGCGACCTCGTGGAACGGGATACCGTACACCTCACAGCCGAGGAATATCGCGTCAAGTTCCCGGTTTCTCATTTATACCTCCCCTCATTGATAAGATTCCGCAGGTTCTCAATCTCCCGGTCAACCCGTTGAGCTAGGTCCCAGATTTGCCGTTGTAAGTCCGAAACCTTCTGCTCGATGTCGTGGATTGCGTAGTCGTCCACTACGCCCCCTTTCGGCTTACGACTGCATTCGCCAGCCGGAACGTCTCGTCTGACAACCGCTCCCAGTTCTGCATCTCCGCCTCGGTCCTGTTCTGCGGGGCGTCACTAGCATCCCGCCTCTCAGCGATGACTTGAGATGAGAACTCGTCCCACTCCACCGTTGACGGAATGCACGGGTCTTGCACTGACAGGTACATCGCCTCAGCCTGCCCGGTGCGCTGTGTAACCCAGGCCGAGTAGTACCCGCCCTGGCGGGCCATGAGTGCCCCCTTCGAGGTAACGTGCGGGTTTCCCGCCACGATGATTACCGGCGACTCGTCCTGCAGGCCATCCTTCCGCAGGAAGTCCAGCAGCCGCCCCAGGTCTCCAACAGTCATGTAGTCCTTCTCCACCGCTCCTCCTCAGTTCTGACGCTTCCGCGCCGGGGGTAAAACTAGGAACTCGCCGGTATCTCCGACCCGGCCCTTCTCGTGGTACGTCGCCACGTACACCCCGCGTCCCTCATCCCATTGCAGGGCGTTAAGGTAGAGTTGGCAGGCTCCGAGCCTCCGGGTCTCCCCGCCGTCCTCGTACTCTGCGTCGAATCCACCTGACGCCTCTTTCACCAGGACCGGGGGGCCGGGGATGCTCTCCATCAACTCGTCCTCGATTTCCGGCGCCACCAACTCGCCGGGCTTGTAGTGGCAGGTTAGCTCCGCGTGGTCGGGGTCCTCGACCTCGCCGCCGTCATTCAGCCAGTAGTAATTCACATCTCCCCCTGGGGTTCCTGCGGCAACGCGCAGTGGTGGTCTCGAATCTTTTTACTCCCGCACTTCGGGCACTTGACCGGGGCCGGGTAACCCAAAGGGGCTCCCTCCCACCCGCAGTCGGGGCACTCCATCCAGTAGAGCCCCCCGCCGTCCTTGTGGACCCAGCGGCCATCCCAGATTAACTCCCGTCCACACCAGTGGCATGTTTTCACCGCTCCTCCTCTTACGGCTGAATTTTCCCGTCGCCGGGGTACAGCATCACGGCCTCATCCCCGACGCTCATCTTCTCCACCACAACGCGCATCTTACCGCACCTGGCGGCCAGAAGCTCGAATGCCTCCAGCGCCCTCTCCTCGAACTGCGCCCGGAATCCGCAGAAAAAGCCGTAGCAGCCGGTTTCCCGAGCATCCAGGAACGCCTCAAGGTCCCCGCAGGTCCAGCCCTGCACCATCTTCTCCGTTACGTCTATCATCTCTCCTCCTGTTAGTTAAGCCTCTCTAGCTTATCCCAAGACAATAGCCAACGGAACGGTGAGCCCGGTTTCTCTTCAACTGCGGCCTTCCCGTTCTCACTCGTTCTAAAAACAGTTACAATCTGACCCTCCCTAAAAATTGCATTGGTTTTTAATATCCGATACTTAGCAAATTCGCTTTCTCTTTCTACTATCATCTCTCCTCCTGTTGGTCTGCCTTATTCAACGCCGGGAAACCATCCCCGGTCGGACGGGGGCTAAGCCCCCGTTTCGGCTATGATTTCGCAGACCACCCCACGTAACCGTAGGCCACGGTATCAGCCTGCGGTTCGCGGGTGGCCCGGCGGAAGCACCGAAGCCATAACTGGCGGAGGTGCCGATTTCCCGACCAGTCCACCTCGGTTTCCACCGCGGCGTACGCGGGCACCCCGGTTTCATCCGCCATCAGTTTGAGGTTGTGCAGCTTGGCGAACCGAAGCGCGGCGGCATTCAGCCTCGCGTAGTCCTCGTCGGTAGCCCTGCGAATCGTTCCTATTGCCATCTCTCCTCCTGTTAGTTAAGCCTCGTCAGGCCCGGTTTATCCGGGCGACGGGGGCTAGGCCCCCGTCTCGGCTACTAGCTTTCGTAGGCTTTTAACAACACGGATTGCATACTCACCTTGTGGTAAGCCTCATTCAGTTTCTCAACCAGCGGAGGGGCGGTGGGGGTACTTTCCAGCCGAGCAAGGATACGGGCAAGGGCCGTCCTTACGTCATCCCAGCTACGGGCGCCTGCGGCAAAGTCAATAGCATCGGCCTGGGACGCCAGGGTTTCAGCCGTCGTGCGGAGCTGCCGGGTTAAGACTTCCCTCTCGGCAAGGCTCCACTCTAACAACGCGCTCCGGTGTATTGCCGCCTTATTCACATCCATCTCTCCTCCTGTTAGGTTCCGGTTTTTCTTTTTCCGCGCCTCAACCTTTCGACCATATTATAGCCTAGTTTTTCCAGTTTGTCAAGTATTACCTCAAAGTATTTTATAACGTAAACCCCCGATAATACGGGGGTTAGCAAAATCACTGAAAATAATTTACGGTCCTACGGGGCCAGGTTGAGCTTCGCTTCCAGCCGAGTAATCCGGCTCGCCAAGAGCGACCGGGCCTCGATGCTCTCAACCCGTATTCCCTGGACCTCACACCGGAGCACCGCCACCTCGTCGGTGAGCCGGTTCAGGGCCGTCGTCACGAGCGTTGTTGCCAAGGCGATGCTCCCCACGAGGAGCGCCCGCAGCGCCCAGCGGAGCCATGCCTTCTCGCCGTTGTTTTTCTCGGGCACCTAGCACCCCCCGAAGAGTAGGCTCAGGACCCCGACGACGAGGAGCAGGCAGACCACCTCAGCGACGACCACGAGCCCGAGCGTGATGTACCGCCAGCGTTCCCCGGCCTCGTGTTTGGGTTTGTTCACTGCGACTAGGACCCCGAGCAGGGCGAGGAGCCCCATCACGGTATAAATCAGGTAGTCGTGCATCGTAGCCTCCTAAGTGTACCAGGGCGGCGGGTCGCCGCGGAATGCCTTGGTCTGGGCCCACGGCTGGACCTCGACCCCGATGTGCCAGTGTTCAAGGACGGTCCCCCCGACGACTCCGCCTTTCCAGTACCACGGGAAAAAGAACCCGGCCTCGTGGAGCTTGGCCCTTACGATGTCCCGGCGGCTCGCCCGAGCGACCGGACTCCAAAACGAGTTCGCGGTTTTTTCCGCCGAGAAGTCCACCGCCCGTCCGGTCCAGTGGCCGTTGATGTCGGAGAGGTCAACCTTCCCGTCCTTGTCCTTCTCGCAGGTAGTCCCTCGGCGGCGGTACGCCGAGTTCACGACCAGGACACCCGACGGGTCCCCTCCAGCCTCGACCATCAGCCGGTGCCAGATTTCCAGGTGCTCCACCACCTCGGGGGCGGCGAGCATTGTCACCCCGAGGTTACGCGGCTTTGCCAGCCCCTCGGGAAACGGGACAAGGCCCTGCTCGATGAAAAGAATCGGCGTCGTTTTATCCAAGTCAACCCTCCCTTGGGTCGTCGACCGGGGGGGCTTGAAGGGACCGCTGGACTTCTTGCCGTTTTTCATACGCCACCCCCCCTACCAAGGAGACAATCGCCACGGGGACCACTACCACTGCCAGGTCAACGGCCAGGGCCCAGGAGCCCTTATAACCGACGAACACCACCAGGGCGACAACGACCAGGAACCCCCACAGCTTGCGCGAGGTGAGCTTGGCTCCGAGGCGACCGGCGAAGGACTTCCAGGTCATACCGCCCCCCCGATTAGGTAAGCGACCAGGGCCAGGGCGCACCCGGCGCTTGACGCCACCGCGTCCTTCCAGGAGAAGCCGTCGCCACCGAACCAGCCAGCATCCTCCCAGCGCACGAAAGCGTCCTTGACTTCCCAGGCCCACCAGAAGGCGAGCCCCGAGAGGAATGCCTGCCAAGGCCCCCAGAGGGCGCCGAGTACCAGAACCCAGACGGCCCCGCCGATAAGGTGCCCGAGCTTGTCCGGTTTATCCCAGTCGTCGTGAGCCCAGCGCCAGCTCATTTTAACCCCCCGCGAGGTGTAGTAATTCCACCGTCACGGCTGGGTACTGTGGCCCATTAGCAATCGGCCCCGTACCGAACACCGAGATGCGTTTGCCGGGCCGGTAAACTGACGTCCCCCCGTAGAAGAACGAGGCCGATGTTGCCCCGTTAGGCAGGACGCAGGTTTTAATTCCCGCACCGTCAACCCGTATCTCGATGCTGGTATCACCGCCGCTTGCAGCCGTTCTGTCGTGGACCCAGATTCGCCCGATGTAGCAAGGCGTCTCAATCGGGAAGTCGTCGCCGTTGATGTTCTCACCATAGAAGTAGACCGCCGGCCCGGAGAGCCCCCCCGAGTGCGAAAACCGCAGCGTCTCCGGGGTGTAAAGGCCGGAGGGGAGGGGCATTGAGGGAGCGTAGTCCCCGGCGTTGATACAGACGTTGGCAAGGGCGAACTCCGTAAACCCGGCCGTCCCCGCGCCGTTCCTAAACACTATCCGATACTGCTGCCAGGCCGTTCCCCCTGTTGGGATTCTCAATGCAATCCTAGCCAACGAGGTTATGTACTGCGGATAAAGAGTCGTGGTGCCGAGGATTGACCATCCTCCAGCCTCGGCCAGAACCTCAGCGATTAGAGGGTCGGTTCCCGAAAGCCCTTTAATCTCAAAACTTAACACCGCCTTCTGACACGTCGTTATCACGCGCACCGACTCGGAAGGCATATCTAAACGTAACCCCTCGCCGTCGTACATTTTGACCTTGAGGTAGTCCGGCATATCTACCCCACCGGTTTGAAGCGCGCAGGCAGTGGGGTTGTCACCGTGTGCAGACCACCAATCGGGGCGGTCTATTCCCCCTCCCATTATCGTCGTGCAAATAAGCCGCGAGTTCGGGGCAAGGTTTATCCCACCACCGGCCTTCCCCGTCGGCCCCGAGAGGTCCGGGCTCCTCCAGGGCTGGGTCATCACCACGTTGGCAATCGTCGCAGCACCAGGGAATATCACCCCGAGCACCACGTCCGCCGTCGAGTCGTAGGAGGTCGCCACGGTAATAGCGCAGCCATCCGTCCGGTCCTTGGCGTATTCGTGCGCGTCAAGCCAGGACTGCTCCGCCGTCGAGTCCACCGGGGACCACCGGGCGATGATGTAATTCTTTACCCCCGCCGAGGTGTCTACCGGCAGCAGACCCTCGACCGCGGCCAGCGTCTCAATCCGCTTGGCCTCGCCGGTGTCGTCGAGGCACACCCCGACCCCCGCCGAGACCTGGAAGGCCCCGACCGTCGAGGCGTCCGCCGACACTTCCCAGCCCCGGACGATTACCGGCGGCTCGTGAAAGTCGGCCAGGTGGTCGAAGTAACTCCCCCGGCTGTACGCCTGGTCGTTGGCATACTGCTGGTTCTGGAGCACGTCGCCGGCGTAATCCGTTCCGTCGCCCCGGAAGGCGATGTCCTCCGAGCGAAACCGCGTTCTAAGTGCCAAGGTGAAGCCTCCGTTTCCAGTCCCGCGTCCAGGCGGACGGGGGATAAATCTCAACCTCCGCGAGGGAGTGATAGGTCAACCCGTTCGGCCACGCCGACAGGACCTCAATCTTGAGCGTCCCTACCAGCGTCGGCCTCGGGAGCGGGAAGTAATGCCGGTCATAGTCCCCAAGCCCAGGGTCGTACAGTTCCGCCTCGTAGGTATACCCCAGGTCCAGGGTACAGCTCGCCGGAGGGGTTATCGTAACCCGGATTCGCCGGAGCCGGTTCACGTCCGCCCGTGTCTGCTGCGCAATCATCAGCAGGTCGGCGTACCGGCCCGAGTTCAACTCGACGCTCCACCAGGGCGGGTCATCCTCGTTCGGAACGTCGGTCGCGTCCCAGTAAAATGCGTTGTTCCCCAGGAGCCCCCCAAGCGTCCCGTCAATCGCCAGGTCCGGCTCGAACCCCGTCCCGTCGTAGGAACTCGCCGTTGCCGTCCCGTCAATCGTTACCGGCGTGATACTCGTACCGTCCACTTCGGCAAGCTGGATAGTGTCCCTAGCAAAAACAACGGTTTCCAACCGCGCCACCATGGAGTCAAGCGTCGTCGAGTCCAGCCCCGGATAGAGGTACAGCGCCCCGCCGAAAAGCGCCCCCGCCGACAACGGGTGGATAACACCTTCTGGGGCCAGAATCGCCCCCTCCCGCCCGAGCCGGTCTGAGAATACCGTCAACCCCGGCGCCGGAGCCGAGGCGTCAACCTCGTGAGCCGCGAGGATTGCCCCCCGCGTCCCAACCTTCTCCGCCGCCCGAAGGAGTGTTATCAGCCGCGCCCGGTAGTCCGTATCAGACTCCCCCGAGGACCGGTCCAGCCCGTAGTCATCTCCCCAGGCGTCGAGATTCGTTCCGTCCGCCGTTGAGATAAACTGGCTCTCAAACAGGTTTTCGTTCTCGGTCGAGTCGAGGGCGACCCCGGTCCGCAAGCCCTCCCAGACATCCGCCGCGTTGCCGGTGAACCGGCTCATCGGCTCGTGCTGGTCAAGGCCTGTCTGGTCTGTCAGGAACTCGCTCATCTTACCCCACCGGGGAAGGGCGTCTCAACCGTCACCCGGTCCGTCAAGGGCCGGTAATCGTCCCCGTTAAAGTTGACCTGGAGCGCGTCTACCGTGTCGTCATCCACCGGGCCGCCGTTGTAATAGACCATTACCCGAACGCTCCCCGGTCCGCGGTAGTTTTTCGACACCAGCGCGGACGTGATTTTCTTCGGGTACAGAAGCGGCGGAAGTCCCTCATACCAAGCCTTCGTCCCTACCGCAGTCAACCGGGCCAGTCTCACCGCCGCCCGGAGGGAACCTATCGTCGTCGAGGAGGAGTAGCTGACCCCCAAGTCGTCGGCTAGGAGTTCCAGGCCAAGGCGGGTCGCCAGCTCGGGGTGAACCTCCCAGTAAATCATCGCGCGCTGAACGTCCGACGAGGCCAGGGCGACGGCGAGGGCGTAGAGCATCGCGTACAGATTCGTCCCCTCCGCCGGGGTGAACCCCGCTTGCGTGTTGAAGTTCGACAACAGGACGGTCAGCCACTCGCCCGCGTTCCGTGGTACAAACTCCGCCATGCTACACCTCCGCCAGCGTGAACTCGAACGACTGCGGCTGCCCGTCGAGATAGGTTACTTCGACTTTCACGTTGTTTGCTACCTGGACCCGGATACGGTTTCGCACAATCCACGGCTCCATCTGCAGGGACCGAAAAATGTCCCGCCGGGCCTCGGCATTTTTCAGCGGGGTCAACGTGGCGAAGTGCAATTCCGCCATTTTCGACCCGAACCAGGAATCACTCGACCACTTGGACAGCCGGGCGAAACACCGGCTCTCGACCCGCTGCTTCACGGCCTCCTGGTCCACGGCAAGCGGTACGTCAGTCTCCACTATCTCACAGTCGAGAGAGCCGTCTGAGCCGCGGGTGAACTGGAGGTCTTGTAAGTAGCTCATGTTATCTTCGCATTCGTCAGGGTTCCGTTTACAATCGAGTAAGGCGGGGGAGGAGCCGTACCTGTTACGGACCCTGCGGAACCATTAACGACTGCGGCGGCGATTGCCGTTTGAAGGGCGGATGTCAACCCCGAGGCTATGGCGGTGGCTGCAACTGACGCCGCAGTGGCCCAGTCCTCCTCGGCAAAGGCACTTGCGAGTGCCGACTCTACCGATGACTGAACCGCCGCCGTGAATGTCGCCCAGTTAATCGCCACGGTTCCCCCTAGTCCAACAGGACCGTCGGGTCAAGTATATCACCATCAAAGGCCGGTAACTGTGTCGTCGGTGGCCCGCTCGGGCCGGCCTGTACGTGAGCATCGAATACCGTCTTGACTGTGGTGTACCAGGCTTGAAACGTATCTCCGCGCATCGCCGGGTGACTCCCCCCGTTTATCTGCACGAGGCTCGCCTTGTCAATATGGACCTCGCCGCTGTTTATCTGGGTCTTGGTCGCGTTGTCAACCGTGACCTCCGAGCCGTTGACCGTAACTGAAACCCCGCCGTCCACGATGATTGTAAACTGATTTTTCTTGAGGTCAAGCCTGACCCTCGCCGACGACGAGACCAAGTGCCACTCTACGAAGGCTTCCGGGGGGCCGATGACCCGCCGGCGTCCGAGGGCGTCCTGGAGCACGACCACCGCAGCCCCGACCGCCGGGTCATGCCACTCGCCCTCAACCTTCCCGGTGAGCGGCTGGTACGGTACGTCGGTCCAGACCTGCCCCTCCTCCATCTCAGGCATTACGTCAACGACGTGCTTCACAGGGTCAACGGTGACAACACTCCCGAAGTATATCCCCGTGTCGCTCCGGGTTACAGCGAGTAGGCCCCGCCTTATATGGTCAAGTTTACTTCCCCGCAATTTGCAACTCCATCATCGAGCCGTCCGTGGCGGACAGGCGGTAAGTGATTGCGGTCACGGGGACCAGCTCGTTCCCGGTGGTATCATCAATCCTGACCCGCTGCGAGTGGTGGATGAACGGGTTGAGCGGCGCCTCGATTGTACCCGAAACGCGGTCAAAGTTCGCATCATCCAGGGCCTCGACGGCCTTGTTGTTGGCTTCCTCGATGTCAGGCTTTCCGGCCTGGCGGATGATTAAAACCGGCGCTAAACCGCCGACCCCGGCCTCTGCGCCCGTGGGCGTCCAGACCGCCCCGCCGACTACCGTTTCCTCTCCATTGAACTCCCCGTCGTAGATGTAAACCGTACATGATTGGTACAGCGGCGTCGTCTTGCGCTCTATCTTCGCGTCGAATACCTCCACAGAGCGCAGGTCGAAGGCGTAAGCCTCTTCTTGTATCAGCCATGACTCCCCTATCTGGTACGGCAACGGCGGCCCGTAGTAAATCGAGCCTTCCCCCGGAAGCCCCCAACACTCCCAGCCGTGAAAGTCCAGGAGCCGCCGCAGCAGGTCCCAGGAATCGGCGTCCTTCGCGGTCACATCTTTCGGCAGCGTCTCATTCCACGGGTCGAATCCAACGCCCGCCAGACCAGCCGCAAGAAGGACTTCGCCGCAGGCGACAAGGAGACTATCCCCTTCTTTCCAGCCACCGGTGAACGCGACCCCTTTAAGGTCTTCGAGTCTGTCTCGGGCGGTGATTGTACCGATAACTCCGTCACGGCCGACCTCCTCCACAATGCCGTAAAATACGAAGCGCACACCGATCTCCCCATTTCCCAAGCCAACCACCACCTGGTCCCCCGGTAGAAGCGTATCTAGCTCCGGTGTCCGGGGCACCCTCAACGTGCATCGGTCGGACTCGTACCGATGGGAACTTTTAACCTGGACCTCGTGGAGACAGGCCAACTCGCGCCCCCCGACCGAGATAGACCAAGCTGGTATGATGGTCCTAAACACGCCCTAGCTCCCTCCGAAGGGTCGAAGCCGAGTCCAGCGGATACCCTTCACCCCGGCCCGGCATGGTCAAGTCCGCCATTGCCCAGGGCCGGGCGTTTATCTCGATGACCTTGAACACCTGCCAGCGCCAGGATTCCCCGTACTCGTGAATCGAGGCGGTGATGCGCCGGTCCCCGACGTGGGGCTCCCCGACCCGTACCGCCCGAGGGTACACCCGCTGGACCTTCCGTTTGACCTCCACCGGGGGGATGACGAGAACCTGACCCGGAACGAGGTTATCCGGGTCCCCTCCGATAACCGCCCGGTTCTCCAGCCATATCCACGGGACCCCGTTCCCCGTCCCGTAGTAGAGCCAGGACAGGTAGAGCAGGGTGTCCCCCGTCTGAACCCGGTGCAGGGCTGGCGCGGTTATGCTAATCAATCGGCACCTTCCGGAAGATGCTCACCGTCTCGGGGGACTGCCGTATCAGGGGGATATTTATTTCGTAGGTCCACAGCGCCGAGGCCGGGTTCATCGTCCAGTCCCCCGCCGGGGATACATGGGTTATCCCGTGCTGGAGGAGCTGCCCGTCGGCGTCCGCAATCGGCCAGGGGGGGGGGATGCTGTAAAACAAGTCGTCAAGCTGCGGAATGAACTCATCAAGCTGCATCGTCCACACCGAGAGGAGCCCGGCCCCGCTGGAGATGATGTCGGCCAGTTGCTCCACCCCAGGGAGGTCTCGAATATCCCCAAGACCTTCCAGGGCGTCGTCAAAGGCATTTGTGGCGAAGTTCCCGGACAAGAACCGTATCTCGACCCGCTTTCCCTGCGGTCCCAGGTACTCCACCACCGGGTCGCCCGAGTCGGCCCCGGTCGCACTCCCGGACCCGAGCTTCGGGTGAACCGTAACCCCCACCGGTGAAGTTACGACAATCTCCACCGGCTCCGGGAGAGTGAGCGTCCCGAGCTGCACCGAGGGAACGTATAAGAACGTCCCGGACAGTTTCGGCTCCAGCGGCTCAAACAGCGGCTCACCCAGCACTTCTACCTCCCGAACTGGCCAGCTCGGAGAATAGCTCTACAACCTCATCCTCGGTCCCCCGTTTCACGTCCAGGACCGCCCGTTGGACGGTGATGTAGCGGTAATCGTTTCGTATTTGTATCGCCGGTCGGCTATCCCCGCCGGACTTCGCCGTTTCGTTTGTGACCTCGTTGGTCGTGTCGAAGGAGAGGTCCGGGACGGCGTTTTTCAAGAACCCCTCGATGTCGGAGATTTGACCGTACAGGGCTTCCAGCGCCCCCTCCCCCATCGCCAGCCCTTCTCGCATGTACTTGCTGATGTAGAGGGCTTTCATCTCGGCGAGCTGCGCTTCGAGGAGTTGAGCCTGAATCTGCAGCGCCCCGCTCCTCGCCCGAAGGTCCGCGAGCCGCGTTTCAAGTAGGGCCTTGAGGTCCCGCTTTTCGGTCCCGGTCGCGTTGGTGAGGGCCTGCTGAATCTTCGAGATGGCGTCCATCGCGGACTTCTGCTGGTCAGCGAGCCGCGCAATATCAAATCCTGTGCGCCCAGCCTTGAGCATCTCGTTGGAATATCCCTCGGCGGCCTGAGTCATCTGCTGGAGGTAGCCTATCAGGGTCGGAGCCCAGGATTCACCGCCGAACTCGGCCGACACGCGCTTCCCGAGGTCAAGGAGCCCTTCGAGGTCCCCCTGGGTCGCCAGAACCTCAGCCCGACGCGCAAGGTCCTGGGCGACCAGGGAACCTATCGGCCCGAACTCGCCGAACCCAACGGCCCCCTGCATCTCGCCGGCGAGCCGGCTGATTTCCAGCCGCGCCCCTTCCATTCCCTGCAATCCCGCCTCGGCTTGCTTCTGCAGGAGTTCAAGCCGGGCCTGTTCCTCGCGGTTGACACCCTCTAGGATTTTCTTTTGCCCCGAGAGGGCAATCAACGACGCGCTCTCCCGACCGAAGATGCTCTCCTTCACCCGCAGCATCTCAAGCTCATGGGTGAGCCGGTCTTGCTGAATCTGGTTATACGTCTGCTCCATCGAGGCCAGGGCCTTCGCTGTCTCCGCCCGCCTCGCGTCGGCCTCGGCCCAGGACGTAATCATACTGGCGATTTTTGCGATGGTCCCGATGACTGCGATTATTCCTACCGCGGCGGCCCCAGCCCCGAGCCAGCCGGCCCCGGCCCCACCGACCTTTCCACCGCTTAGGTATCCCCCGAGCTTCGAGAGGGCGCCCCCGGCCTTCGTCGCTTTAATTAGGTTGCTCGTCAACGTAACCGCGGCCCCGGCCAGCCGGAGTACCGCCGTCGTCACCCCGCCGGCAATCGGTCCGATGGTCGCCAGTTTTACCGCGAACTCCGCCAGTTGCGGGTTCTTGTCTATAAACTCGACCACCTGGACGAGGAGCTTCCCGAGCCACGCCCCGACCGTCTTTGCAGAATCCAGGAACCGCTCCAAGAAGCCTGATATTTTTTTAATCCACTTATCCCATTCCCCGGTGCGCTTCATCTCGTTTATCCGGGCCAGGAGCGCCCCGATGTCATCCCGGAGAATTTCAAGGAGCGGCTGGCCGACCTCGGACAGCAGCATGAATACCTGGTCCTTGAGGTTCGACACCATGCCCTCGAAGGTGTGCGACAGCCTCTCCATGCCGCCAGCGGTACGCCCGCTTTTCAGCAACCTCTCCAGGGCGTCCCCCACGGCGTCAACCGACCGAACCCCGCTCCATCCGGCCTCCTTCAACTGCTGGGCGGTGATAGCGTAGGAACGGGACAGGATAGACAGGCTCGCCCCGCCCGAGGCGACGGCCCGCCCGACCCCCATCGCCGTCTCCTCGATGTCCTTCCCCATCGCCGCGGCCAGGTCACCTACCAGGGGGAGCCACCGTTTCGCCGAGAGGCCCAGCATCTCAAGCGTCGCCGTCGCGCTCGACACCTGCTGGAGCTGGTAAGGAGTCGTGGCGGCAAACTCCTTCGCCCACTCCAGCATGTCATCGGCCATCTGTTGATTGCCCCGGTACACGGTGAGCAACCGGGTGTGGACCGACTCAACCTCCATCGCCGCGTCGACGACCTTCTTGAGCACCATCGCCAGGCCAGCGAGAAGGGCGGTAAACCCAAGGGTCAACCGCCCCGTCATCCCTGCTGCCCTGTTCAGCCCCTTGCCGAGTTTATCCAAGCGGGCCGTGAGAAGGTCGACCTTGCTCTTGGCCTTGTCCGCCTTCGTTCCGATTGTCGCCACCTGGTCGCCGGTTTTGATTATCAGCGACCCGTCGGCCCGGAACTCCAGCTCGAACTTTGCGCGAAGGTCGTCCACCTAAAGCCTTTGCGATTCCGGCCGTAACCCCGTTCATCACGACCTTGCTCATCTCGGCGAAGAATCCGGCGTACATCCCTATGGCCCGCGCTATCCCTTCGACCCCTTCCGGCTCAGTCCCGTATATCGCCTTGTGGACCTCCCGGAAGTACGCTACCCGTTGCCCGTAATCCCCGTGCGCGTCAAGCTCTTCGAGGACCGCCTTGACCTGCTCGCCCGCGCCGGACAGCCCTATCTCGGTGACAGCCCGAACGAGCCCGGTCAGTCCGGCGTGACGACCTTAATGTTCAGCACCTCGGGCTCCCGGTCGAGGAGCAACCCGACGGCGATTGTCAAGTACGTCAACGGCCCGGCTTCCTGGACCAGCTTCTCGACCTCGCCGGGGTTCAAGGCGCACACCAGGCATATCTCCTTCGACGCTTTGAGCTTCGACCCGACCTGGAACTCCTGGGCGGCCTTCAACGCCTCTTCATCGGTCGGGGGCCGGAACCCGAGGCTCTTTCCACGGACCAGGACGGCGTAGGGCTTTTCGTAGTCCGGCCCTATCTCGGGCTCGCCAAACCACCCGGTCAGCTCGTTTATCATGCCGGCGGCGAGCGCCTTCCCGTTCTTGAGGTCCAGGACCTCGGCGAGCTTGGCCTTTTCCTCTACCAGGGCAGTCAGGACGCTCTTGTAAATCGCCGGGCGCCTCGCATCCGAGGCATCGCACAGGTCCTTCGCCATCCGGTCCCGCTGCTGAACGGAAGGGCGCCGGAACGTCAGCCGGCGCCCCTCAACGTCGAGTACCTTGACTTCCTTCTTCTCCTCCACGATTCCTCCTGTTTTCCGGGCCTTTTCTCGTGAGGGGTATCCTAACCCTCCCCTGAAAAGTTATCTCGATTTTGACCGCGTTTTACGGTCGTTTTCGGGCAATGTGGACCTCTCAGGAGTAATCCTTGACCACTTCGCCCATCCGAAGGTATCCGCACGGCAGGCTGACGGTCATGGTCCCGTCGGCGGCGTTTGCCGGCTGCGGGTCGCTCAGGACACGGCAGTCGAGGTAGTTAATCATCCGCTCCGCGCCGTAGTCCAGGGTTTCCTCGCCGGTGTCGTCGTCGAGTTCCTTCACTGGTAGGTAGTGGGTCAGGCCGAACGGGAACGAGTAAAGGCTCTTCCCGGCCATGACGATAACGCCGAAGATGGCGTCGTACTCCCACTTCTCAAGCTGCATGGTGAAGGTGCCGCCCCCGCCCGAGGCGGAGCTTTCGTTGGTCCGCTGGTATCCGATGGCCTTCCCGCGCCGTCTCACGACTTCCCCGAGGGTTTCCCCCTGCGGGCCGTCCGAGATGTCAACGGTGGTCAGCTCGTGGATGGTGCCCCCGAGTAGGAGGGTCCAACGCCCCTCGTTCGCGGAAACCTGCCCTTGTCCGAGGTAATCTACCACGTCTCCCTCCTTCCTAGCTCAGTTCGAGGTAAAGGTCATAGGCGTATGCTTCCCTGGACCCCACGGGCTTGACCGTGATGGTGCCAGCGAAGGTCAGCCGCTCGGCCTCAGGGTCGAGAGCATCCCCGAGGGTGAAAGACGCCTCCTGGTACACGCCCGCTTCGACCAGGCGCCGGAGTTCGTCGTTGACGTAATTCTCCTGGTCGGCCTTCGCTTTCCCGTCCGTCCCCGGCGCGAATACCCACGTCCGACTCCGCAGGATGCACACCGTCGCGGCGTAGTTGACGCTCCGCAGATACCGGAGGTTCAGCAGCTTCGAGTCGGGCTGGGCGGGGAGGTAATCGCAGTATGCGTAGAGCCCCAGGCCCGGCTCAAGGACCATCGCCGGGACACGGTTCGAGGAGAGCTGTTCGAGCTGGTCCACCGTCAACCCCGAAGGCTCGACGGCGATACCGTTTTTCACGGCCCGGTTTGCGGCCCGCCAAGCGAAGGACCGCTCGACGTGAATCCCGTCGGCCGCGAGGGTTCCGAGGATGTACCCCACCGCCGGCCGGGGGGTGATGTTGCCGTACCCGTCGTCGGCCTTGCTCCAGGTCCACAGAATCTCCGTCCAGGGCTTGTCGGTTCCCAGGGCGGCGCGGTAGGCGGCAACCTCGGTCGTCACCCGGTCCACGTCATCCTGTACCGCAGTCTGGTCGGCCTGGTTCGCTACCCCCAGGAACGCCACGAAGGACTGATTTGAGGTGTTGTCGTAGGCGTCCTGGCCGATGCCGTTCAGGTCATCCCAACTCGTCGCGTCGAGTTCGGGGCATACCCCGATGAGAGCCCCCTGCCTCTCGCTGACCTGGAGGCCGTAAGCATCCCTCCAGTCCACCAGGGACTCGGCGGCGGTGAGTATCAGGGCTTGGGTCGGGGTGTAAGCTGCGGTGTCCCCCTGCCAGATGTCGTCCACGAGGAACGAGTTGGCCGGTGTCGTCGCGTCCTCGGTGAACTCCCAGAATGGACCCTTGCCGGTGGTCCCCACGAAGGGAATCCCCCCGGGCTGCAGGTCCTCGATGTAGACCCGCGTTTTGTAGGGGCTTGTCGCGTCCCCGTCCCCTTCCGTGACGGCCAGCAGGAACTCGGCCTCGGAGTAGGTCGAGCCGTCCACTGCGAACTTGGCCAGGGTCGACCCTGGGCGCCCCGTCTCGTTGAGCACCCTGGATATTTTCAGAGCCGGGCTACGGGTGAACAGAGGAACGTCCGTCGCGTCCTCAACGACCGTGGCCAGCCCCGAGCCGTCGACGAGGGTGCAGGTCCCCATCGTCCCGTCCGCGGCGCCCGTCTGGTCCACTCCGCAGAACACCAGCCGCTCGCCGCCGTGGTTGAAAAAGTCCCTCGCCTGGACAAGCCCAGGTCCCCGCTCAAGCGTCGTCTCGAAGTTCGTCTTGAGCAGTTCGACCACAGAGCCGTCGTCCACCCCGGAGCACACCCCGGCCATGCCGAACCGGGTACTCCCTCCGAGGCTTCGCCGGCCCCGGTCATGCACGCTGACCGTTATCGGCATTCTTTACCTCCCTCTTCTCTTCCGGTTTCGGCAGGGGGGCGGGCTTGCCCCTCCCCGTCGCGTCCTTGTAAGCTTCCTCGGGGACCCGGCTCTCATTCGAGTACCCGGCGGCCTTCATCGCTCCGCGCCACCAGGTATCGCCGAACTTCCGCGCCCACTCGTGGAACGTCAGCTTTTTACGTACCACTCTCAACCTCCATCTCGGTAACGACGGCTCCCGCCGTCGCCTTCTGACTCGATGCTCCGATGATATGAGTCCTGAACTCGACTTCCGCCGTCCACATCGCCCCGACCTGCTCTACGACGTAAAGCGCCTGCCCCATCGGGTCCTGCTCTCCCGTCGGCCTGTACCGCTCCAAGGCTCTCCGCTGGGCGTTCCCCACGCTCACACTCACAACCTCGAATATCTCCTCTGTACCCTCGAGGACCGTCTCCAAGTCCAGCGCGTGGTAAGCGAACCTTCGAGGTTGAACGAGACACCGTATCAGCTCTCTTCCGTACCGCCCCAGGGCCTTGTCATCCTGGGTCGCCTGGAACTCCACCGAGTAAATCTGCGTTATCCGCGCCACGGCCTTGACCTCGACCAGCGTACCATCGGAGGCGAAGTACCGTCGATATATCTTTTCCCCGCCGCCCACTACCACCTGCTGTCCTAGAGAGGTATATGCGCCTATGTCGGTCTGCTGGGTATCCCGCTGGACCAGCATCGCCACCGGCCGCCCCGAGGTAGGGAAAAGGTCGGCCTGCCCCGCTACGTCCTCGACGCGAATATCCTCCGAAGCCAGACACGCCCGGCTCCCCGAGCCGTAGTCATTCGTCATCCGCCCCAAGCGGAGCTTGAGGTGTCGGATAATCGCCTGGTCAAGCGTCTCAACCGCCACGCTTGCCCTCCAGGGTTTCACGGGTCAAGCCTTTGACATACCGCCAGAACGAGCCGATGTCCTTCTGGTCCGGGGCGAGGAACGGCCGCTTGGGAATAACCGCCTTCGTCAGCAGCGCGTAAACCGGGATAACCCCCCGAAGTGTGAACTCAACGAGACTACGCGGCCTTTCACGCCGCCCGAAGGGGAAACAGTGAAGTTTTACCTGATGAGCGCGGGCGTAGTCCCAAGGACTCTTAAATCGTTTCGCCTCCGGGGTCATTGGAACCGCCAGCATCCGCCGGGGCGGAATCGGAGTAATGGTCGCCCCCTGGTCGTAGGTCAGGGCGTAAGGCTCCGGTGAGCCCCAGATAATACGAACGCTCTTTCCGTCCCCCTGAGCGATGCCGTGGATACCTTTTTGCATCTTCCCCGTGTCCCGGCCGGGTTTCGGCCCCCCCGAGATGGAGGCAGTCAACGGTGAGCGGAGCGGGTGAGGTGTACCGTCCGGCCCTATCCCGCGTACAATCCGCCTGACTGCACCCTCGGCAAAGGTTTTCGCCACAGGGTCAAATACCGCCCCCGTACCGTAAGTCTTCGCCAGGTTACGGATGCGCCGTGCTGCTTCCTTAAGTGTTACCGTCTCACCCAATCCCGTACTCCGAGTCTGTGACCCCGCCGATTATCCGCGCTCGGGTCGTCGTTTGCACCGGCATTCTCCGAGGCGCCAGAATCACAACCCCCGCCGCCTCCCATTCCGGCCCCAGGTTTCCCTCCCGTGCGAGCTTCATAAACCCGTCGGCCCGGCTCCGGTACGGCGCCCCTATCTCCTCGTATCCCCTCGCCCGGTAAGCATTCGCCAGGGCTAGGTTCAGCGCCCACTCCGAGAGGGCCGGGGGGATATTCGTCCCGTCGGGGGTGTAGTTGTAGAGCCGGTAAAGCTCGGCCTTTATCTCCGCCTCCGCGGAGGCGATGATGTGCTCCACAAAGGTCGAATCAGCAACGACAGTCCCGTCCTGCGACCAGCAGAACAGCTTGTCGTACTTGTATTCCCCGAGTTCGGCTTCGAGGTTCGTTGCGTCTATGAACTCGCTCACACGGCCTTCTTCTGTCCGGTCTTGTCGATGTTCTTCTTACCGCGGCCCCCGGAGTGCAGTTTCTCAAGGATACCGCCCTTCACCCAGTCCGCCGCCTGCTCCTCCTCAACCATGATGATTGTCCCGATGCGCTGGAGTAACCCCCCGAAGGTGTTTGCCCTCAGCACACGGTACGGTCTCTTCGCCATCTCAAGTCCTTTCATGTTGGGGGGCGGGGCGGTGAACTCCCGCCCCCCGCTTCCCAGACCCCCTTGGGGTCTTACCACCGGGAGGAGTTCGGTGGTCGCTTAACCGGCCGTGTCCAGCACCCCGCACGCGTTCACGTTGCGCGGCAGCCAGATTCGCCGGGTTTCCAAGACCAGTTCCCGGACCTTGCCGTACTTGTCCTCCACGTCGTAGGCGTACCACGGGACGAGGAGCTGGTTCCCGGCGAAGGCCTTGAAGTTCTGAATGGTCCCGTAGTAGGTCGGGCCGCCCCAGGCGCCCTTGTTCACGGCCAGGACCTTCGTCGCGGCCAGGTAGGGATAGGGAGTCGTGCCGTCGCTGGTCAACTCGTTGCAGATGTAGCAGTCAACCCCCATGAACCGCCCTAGCAGCGTCGGGGTGTACCCCGCCTGGGTCGTGTTGGGCGTTATCTGCCCGCCGGCCTGGGCGGTGTAGAGGATGCTCGGCCCGCCCTGGCTCGGAGTCAGAGCTTCACGGAACACCTCGTTTGCCATCGCGTAGGTCCAAGCGGTCCCGCCGAAAATGAACGCATCGGGCCGGACCCCGCCGTATTGCGCCACGGTATCGAGCATCGCCTGGAGGTCCCCGTAGGGCGAGCCCCCGCCGGTCGAATCCCAGGCCGTCCCCGAGGTCACGTCCAGGTTCGCGTTTCGCCCGGAGTCAAGGGCCATCTGGTAGTTCTTGCCGCTGTAGGCGTATGTGCCGTCCACGGCAAGCCCCCAGCCGGCAGCCTGGAGCCGGGTTACCACCCTGTCCCGCAGGTCGCGGGCGTGGCGGCTGATTATCTCGTCAACCGCACGGGTGAGGGCTCCGACGTTCTGGTCACTCGGCTGCATCCCCGGATGACGCTGGTTCAGCAGGGACGCGGGCAGCGGATACTCCTCGGAGAAGTACGTCAACTGCACCTGCTTCGCCTGGTTGAGAACCGGCGCGACGGGGTGGGGAGAAGCGTTCGGGTCGTTCGGCTCCGCGCCCTCGGCGGTGAACTGCCCGATGGTATCCCAGTTCACGAAGTCGCCCACTACCGGGGTTTCCCCGTTGAAGAACATGGCCCGCATCAGGGCCGGGTACTGCGTCGGGGGGAGCGCATCGAGCATCCCGACGTACCAGTCAAAGGACCGGATGCCGGGGTCAGTGAAGGTGCTCGGCATTAGGACTCACCCCCCTCGAAGCGAATCTTGCCCTTCTTTTCGAGGACAATCCTCGCCGTTTCCGCCAGGTTGTCGTCAGCGGAGATGATGTTTCGCCAGATGTGCCCGCCGATTATCACCGGCACCGGGCAATCCACGTTCGGGCTCCGGCTCGGGTCCACGTCCTCGACCTTGACGGCCAGGACGCCAAAGATGACTTCCCGCCCGTCGCTGGCGTCAGTTTCGTGGACACCGACCGTGTACCGACCATCGGAATCAAGCCCCGAGGCGTCTATGATTCCAACCGTCCGGTAAGGCCCGATGTCGCCGGTCGCGTCCGCCGTCGCCTCGTCAAAGACGCACGACGCCCACTCCGGCTCGGGCACGACGGAGGCGAACACGTTGCTCCCGGCCGCCGTTCCGTCGAAAATGCCTTGGGAGTACGGGTTCTTCGCCACGTACCCTCCTTTCGGTTAAAAAGTTACTTGACCTTCGCTCCGGCCTTCGCGCCGGCGTTGTAGTCCGCTTCACCCTTCTTGACCGCCTCGTCAGTCAGGTTCACGGTGATACCCCCCAGGAGCTTCTGGCCGGCGGCCGCCTGGTCCGCCAGCTTCACAGCGTTGGAGAGCACCTTCGGGTCCGCCTTGACCATCTCGGACAGAATCACGGCCTGCTCCCGCGGACACCCCTTGTCCACGGCCTCGGCCAGGAACTTGCTCGCGGTGACCTCGCCAGCCTGGGACTTTACCTGCCCCTCCAGCGTCGAGACCTTCTTCCGCAGGTCGGACAGCTCGGCCTTGCCCTCGTCGGAGGCGTTACCCTCGTCGGCGGGCTCCGTCGGCTCCCCTGCGGGGGTCAGCTTCTCCAGGAGAGGCGCAAGGGCCGCGGTGATGGTCTCCTGGAATACGGTCTTGAGCTGCCCCAGGCTTTCCTCGTCGAACAACTTAGTATCCGGCATCTCTCCATCCTTGAGTTGTCGGCCGAACTCTCCGTAATGTTTGGCCAGGTGAGCGTGTGCCTTTGTTTTCGCATCATCGGATATTTTAACTCCACCACGGGAACCTGCGAGGGCCGCGGCAGCCGCGGCGACGCCTCTCCAAACGAGAGTCCCGTCCGGCTTGTGATGCGGAAGGTGGCAGGCTTCCTTGGTCAACCCCTCCGGCACCGCCGCCGTGTGGGGGTTCCCATCTAAGCCGTCCACCACCGCCGAAGCCCGGACGAGCTGCTGAATGTCGTAATCCGCCCCCTGGAAGTCCCAGGGCGTCTCCTCGGGCGCCTTGTCGTACAGGGCCAGCCGGAACCCCTTGTCGGACAGGATGATGAGGTCCTGGAGCGCAGGGAGGCCCGCCTGGGCCGGGTCGTTTGTAAACCCGACATGGCGCATGACGTACCCCGCCCCGGCGTCCTGCTTCAACGCGGGCGAGTAGTAGATAAACTCCTGCTCCTTGACGGCCTTCTTTCCGCGCTCGTTCAGGTCCGGTCGCCCGAGAATCGCCACCTCGCGCTTCGTCCCGGTCTCGTCCACGAAGGGGGACACAAGGCGCTCCAAGGTTACGGTCCCCAGGGCCTTCTCGTCGTCCTCGGCGGGGTTATCCTCGGGGTGCCCGACTACCACGGGGACCTTCCGGCCCTGGCCGGACCTCCAGGCCGCCCGGACCATCTCGGGAGTGACGACCTTCCCCGAGGCGCCATGTACGCCGCTCATCAGAATCGGTATCATCCCTCACCTCTCAGGATTGAACCCGGCGCCGCCCGGAATGACTCAGGCGGTTGCCAGTCAAGCTCAGGAGCCGGAGCGGTGTCCAGCCCCTCGGCGTGAATATCCTCGGGGGACAGGGCGAGCATGGTACACCGACAGTTATAATCCATCGGCGGCCAGTATTCCCCCAGCCTCGGATCGTCACGCTCGAAGTACGTCCCGTTCAGTTCCGCGTGCTCCGGCCTCACCCTCGAATCCCCAACGGTGAAAAGCTGGAACCCAGGGAACACCTCGGCCAAAGCGGGGGTCATCACCGCGTCGTACCGGGCCCCTTCATAAGCCGACGCGAGGTTAGTCCGCAGAACCGTCTCAGCGTGCGCAGGCGAGATGGGGCTGGCCCCGGCCTCAAAAAAAGCCGTTTCAAGGCTCTGGCGAAACTCGGGGAGAGTGAGGCTCCCCTGAGCGGCCTTCTCGACCTCGCCCCGTGCGTACTCCACCAGGCGCATGTCCTCCACGCCCGCGACAGTGAAGGCGTATTGCTCGATGCTCCGGGCCTGGGCTTCGATGTACGGGAGGACCTGCTTCGCCACCAGAACCCGCCTCGCCGCCTCATTGTCCAGCGGAACCTCAAAACCGGCATTCACCCCAGCCAGGGCCTCGGCCGTCACCTCGTCGTCGAGTTCAACCCCGGCCCCCTTCGCCTGGGCGAGTATCTGGTCGGCCCCGGTGAGCTGTGCGTCCAGTATCATGTCCCGAAGCACCTTCGCCAGCACCCGTTGACGCCCTGGGGCCTCCTGGGGTTTCCAGTCCACCCCCTTGACCGTCCGCAGCATCGCCTCACCCATCAGCCGGTACTCGTCCACCAGCCGCTTACGCCACTTCCCTTCGAGCTTGTCCAGGGGGTTATTCGCGTCGGCAAGGGCGAGCTGCTTCCCCTCCGAGAGCCCTATCCGGCTCGACGGGAAGCTCCCCATTCCAACAGGAGCAGCGGCCACTGGCTTGCCCGGAACGAGGGGCGCCCCGGGCTCGGGCTGGGAAATCCCCAACATCTCGTAGGCGTCGGCCTCGCTCACCTTGAGCCCGAGGTCGTTGACTATCACCGAGAGTTCCTGAGTCTGGATTCGCGGCCCGGCGTGCCCTATCACCGGCGAGAGGTCATCCCGGAAGTACCTCCAGCGGCATATCAGGTCGGCGAGCTTCTGCAGGGGCTCGTCCAGCATCTCAAGGTCAGCGTCAATCCGAGGGAGCAACCCCGTCTCCGCGTGAACCCGCCCCAGGGATTCCGCCCCGGTTCCGATGGTCCCCCCGTCGGTCGAGAGGGTCTGGCCGAGCACGGCCTTGGAAATCAGCTCGTCCCCGGCCTCCTGGAACTTCTCGTGGACCGTCGAGGTCGTTGCGGCGACGTGTTGAAGCTCAATCAACTTAAAACTTGGGTCAGCATCCACAGCGGCCAACCCACCGCGTACCAGGTTATCCAGGGCTTCCATTACCTTCGCAACGTAAGCCTGGCCCTCTGGCGTTGAAACCCCACCCCGGTCATAGACGGCAAGGGCGCGGGGAGCGGCGAACTTCTCAACATCGTCCCCCCAGAACTTCCAGTCAGCCAGCAGGAACATCGAAGGCCAGAAGGCGCCTTGAGCGCACCCCCGGCCGTACAAGTCGAACACGGACGACCCGCCCGTCTTGCACATCACGAAACGGTCATCTTCGAGCGGGGTCCCGGCCACCGTCGGCTGCTTGTCAAACCCAAGCTTGACAAGGTGCTGCGGGGCCACGGCCCACCGTTTCACCCGGTAGCCGATTTTCGCCTGCTCCCACTCCAGCACCCCAAGGGAGAACCCGACCCAGGCCGCCCACCACAGCTCCTCACGGAGCCGGTTGACCTTGAGCCGGGCGAACTCGTCATTTACGAGAATCGCCGCCCGTTTGCAGTCCGCGTCGGTCTTGTCCCGAGGCTGGACTATCACGGCGCGGCGTAGGGCGTTCCGCTGGCGGGTCTCCGCTACGGCCTGAGTGTGAGCCCACCGGAGGATACTAAAATAGGCCCGGACATCTAGGCCCGCGTCTCGTAGCACCTCGTCGGGATTCGGAAGGTGGGAAAAATACTGAAGCCACCCCGGAACGTCCCGCGGCGGCGCTCCCCACCTAACTTCTCTCGTGTCAGTCGGCAAGTCTCATTCCCTGTACCTCCTAGACCTCACCTGACGCGAAACACCACCACGAGAAGAATAGCACGCATACCGTAAACTGTCAATTGCATGGTCGTTTTCTTTTCTCGGCTCCTCGCCGCCCCGCTCAGGATAAGCGTATTCAGCCATCTCCCGGAGCAGGTTCGTACACTCCGGGGACACGAAAAGCCGGGGTTCCACCCCCTCGTAGTTCCCGAGGAGCTTGCGGAGGTGGTCGAGCCCAGGGAGCAGTTCATTCTTCGCCCCGGTTGCCGGTATCCCCGCCCGCTGGAACGCCGTAATCATCTCGGGCCTCGACGGATCGCAGTAGCACAACCCCCGCCCGTACCGCTCCTGCATCGCCTTCGCCGCCTCGACGTGCTGGTCCGGGGTACACCCCGAGCGGTAGAACTCCCCGAGCACCTGTACCCGGTCCCCGCCCTGGACCATCGCCAGGACCACAGCCGGATTCGTGAACCCCCAGTCCACCCCGTACATCGGTTGGCCCTCGGTGAAGGCGACCCGCGTGTGGACATCCCGGCGGAAGTGGATAAACACGAGGCCCGACCGGGGAACGAACAGGGCGTCCAGTTCCGCCGGCCGGTCCTCGGGTAGCACGTCCTCGGTCAACTCCCGTATCTGTTCCTCCGAGAGGAACGTATTAGAGCTGGTCGGCATTCGCCGGGAGTAGTAATCCGGGCGCCCCGGGTCTAGCCCCCAGTCGTAGAGCATCTTAAAGAGACCCTCGCCGTGGGTCGTCCCGGTGAAGTAGAGCCAGGCGTCGTTATCCGTCATCACCGGGCGGATAACCTTCCAAGCCCAAGGCGGCAGGAACGCCCCCTCGTCCACCATCACCCCGTAGATATGCTTCCCCAACCCTCGAAGCTGGAGGCCGAGGTCAACGGAACTCGTCACGGAGCGAGCGGTGAGCCAGGAACCCGTCGGGGAGTAGAGCGTGGGGTAGGGGGATTGCTTCTCGCCCAGGTGCAGTGCGCAAGCGCGGGCAATATCCTTGGTCTCATCGAACACACGGCGGCAGGTTTCAAGGGTCGGGGCGACTAGGAGATACCCCCGGCCCCCTTCTTTATCCTGGAGGGCTTCGACGAAACGGTGACCGCCGAGGCGGGTTCCGCCGGCGCGTCTCCCTTTCGGCACGATTGCCTTGTTTCCCTGCTCCAGCAGCGCCCTAATCTCCGCCTGAGTGGGTGTCAGGATTATCCCCACCTGCTCCGGGGCCTTCCCTACGCCGCCCGCCCTCACGGGTGAAAGGCGCCACGCTATCAGTTGGGACGCGCGCTCTATAAAGTTCATTTGTAAACACCGTCCGCACTTCAAAGGCATCCTCGGGGACCAGTTTCGAAAGAGCTTTCTGCAAAGCCTCACTTGCGCGTTGCGCCCAGACTAATACCTCAGACGATGCACTCCACCGGCCAAGGTGCTCTAAAAGGTAATTCGCAGCCCGGAGCCGTTCTGTCGTTGTTGCCTTCTGCACTCCAGCCGCCACGTCAGTCAAGAATTGAGCCGCCTGTGGTCCGGCGATTGAAAGGAGCGTTGTCAACTGGTCAAGGTGTTCCTGCCTCCGTTGGTCAACCCGCCCCCTAAAATCATCATCCTCAGCAAGCCAATAAACCACCGTCCGGCGAGCGATACCTTCCGCCTCTGCCGCCGCCGTTATCGTTTGGCCCGCCGCTAGACGTTCAATTACGGCCTTACGCTTGGCTTGGCCTATTTTCACACATCCCCCCGTTTAACCTGGGACACAGCCCAAGCGTTAAAAGCGGAGGTGTAACTATCCCAGGCATCCCGCGTCTTACGTCCGAGGTCCCCAAGGACATCCCGTTTAGGGTGAAGGGCCGCGGCCATCTCATCGTATTCATTCATCGCAAGCTTTTTTTCACGTTGTAGGTCCCTGTACCGCTCAAAAAGTACCTGCACTTCATCCAGGGTCGGTGTGCCCACCTTAATCTTGGCCTTCATAAAACTCCATCCTGTTTGACAGCGTTTTGCCGCTGTATTATCTTAGAACCTGAGAAGAGGTACACGGCCTTGTACCTTTCACCTAGTCCCCCGCCACCTTCACAAAGGCGGCATTTTTACGGGCCGGTGTTATCCCCTTCCCCCCAACGCCGGGGTGAATACTAGGCATCATGTATCCACCCCGGCTGTTTCCTTCCCCGCCAGGGTGAGCGACTCTCCGTTTATCGCCCACCCCTTTCCCGGCCGCCCTCTCCAAATCACGGGATTTATTACCTTTTCCCATACCGTTCCGCCATCCTCTCAATCAGCTTAAACGTCCGCGCCCGCTCGTCCTTCACCCCTGACACGCGCTCTTTATCATCGGCCCCGACTATCGGCCCGTCGCCCTGGTAAGCCTTCACCTTGAGAGCCCCCTTCAACGCCGCCTTGCACATCCACCAGGTATCCCCCTGGCTCCGCAGGTGCTCGGGATACCACCCGACCGTCCGGTGCAGGCTCTTGAGGTACGCCGCCCCCGAGTGTGAAACGAGCCCGCGTCCGTGAGCAAGTATAGCACCAGGAAGCTCACTTTCCCGGCCCTGGAAGCTCGGGAGGGTTCCCCGGCGAACCTCACCCTTGCGCTCGACCGGGATGACTAGGTGGTAAACGTAGTTCCACGGCGCCCCCGGCCGCAAGTACCGGGCAATCCCCTTGAGCCAGGTGTCGTGCGGTAGCCGGTCATCGTCCCCGAGGAGCATCACCCACTTCGTCGGGGCGGACCTCACCCCGGCGTTGAAGCCGCGGTAAATCGGCCCCTCAACCCGGAGGTGGCCGACCTCGTGGTCCTGTATCACCTTGGGAATCGGCCGCTCGTGGTTGTGGACCACCGTCACGGCGTAGGGGAGGTCCACCTGGTCCCAGATGGAATCCAGGCACCGCTCCAACTCCGACCAGCGTCGGCCGGCCGTGGGGATTATGATTGTGAGGTCTTGGAGACCCATTTTTCCCACTCGTGAAGTACGTGCGCCACCCAAGCCGTCTTAAGCGGCACCCGTTCCGTGATGATATTCCCTGAGTCTACCAGCTCGCCGACCTGGTAAATCTGCTGCCCTTCTGAGCACCCCTTGAGACTCACGACCCGAGCCTCGGGGCTGGTAATTACCCTTCCCCCCGCCTCCTCAATCCGCCGGGTCGCGTACCAGTCCATCCCCCTCAACGGCGCGTCGGGCTTGTAAAGGGTATTCCCTAGCCGGTCCCGGATAAAGCGGGCATTGTAGAGCCGCCCGGTTCCGGCCCCGTCATACCGGATTTTATAGTGCTGGTAGTACGCCTTCCGGTTCTCAACGTCCAGGACACCCCAGAAGTGCGGCGCCACAAGGTCGAATTCGGCGTAGGGTTCAAGGTGCTTCAACAGGTCCGGCTCCCACCAGTCATCGCTCCCGAGGAAGAGCACCCGGTCAGCCCCGCCCCACAACGCCTCCGAAAAGCACGACTGCCACTTCCCCCCGAGAGGCTTGTTAGGGTGCCGCTTGAACTCCACCCCAGCGCGGCGGGCGGTATCCTCGTCCTGGGCCGTTGACCCGACTACAATTAGCCGGTCAACCCCGCGGAGGGCCTTCGCCGCTTGGAGGCTGAACCCGGTCACTTGGGGTCTCCCGTATATCGGCATCACAGCGACAACGCGCATCAGTTCACCGCCGCGTAAAACCAGAGGTCGCACCCCTGGAACCCAGCCTTGAATAAGTCGAACCCTGCAATCCGCGAAAGGAGTTGCGCCGTCGCCGCGTTGAAAAACTGGATATGCTCCTGGACGTGCTTCGTCTCGACGTGAATCCACCGCTCCCGGAACTTCGCCACGCCATCCCGCTCCTCAAGCCAAGTGTCGAGATTCGGCATGAAGTTGAACCAGATACCCCCCGGCTTCAACCGACGCCGCACGAGCTTGGCGAACCTCACCGGGAACTCGACGTGCTCCAGGACGTGAAAGCTCACTATCACGTCGAAAAGGCGCCCCTCGAGCTCGGGCGCCGTCTCGAAAAATCCTACTACCACGGGGAGGTCGGGCCGCAACGCCGCCAGGTCCGCCGCCGGTTCCACCCCGAGGACCTGGTAACCGAAGCCTCTCAGCTCCTCCAGCATCGCCCCCGAGTTCGACCCTATCTCTAAGAGCTGCATCCCTTTGACCTTCGGCTTGAGGTACTTGTGAGCGTAGTCCCGGTTCTGTTGCTCGACTGCATCCGACGGGGCTCTCCACGACTGATTATACCACAACGCTTGCTCCGAGCGTGAGGCGACGAGAGTCTGGTACACCAGCCCGCAAGCCTGGCAGCGAAAGAACGTCTCACCGGGCCGGGGTGCCCTGAAAAACTTCCGGGCCGCGTTTCCGCACAGCGGGCACTTAGACCTTCGCTTCAACTTCACCCTCCCTCACCGGGGGAAACCGCCGAATTATGTATCGTATCAGGACCTCAATCGGGATTTCATCTAACCTTTCGTCCTCCCCCAGCCGGTGCATAAAATCTTCAATTACCCGAGGTGCCCGGCCGCACTTCTTCATGTACCAGTAATGGAGAAGCCTTAACCGCCAGAGGGGAGCCGGGTCTTGCCACATGGCGTCAACAATCGGCTTAATCGTCACCTTGGCGTACCCCGGCCCAGGGAATCTCTCCTCAAGCTCGGCGATTTGGCCATCGAGCTTTTCAAGGTACTCTTCAAGCGTTTCCCAGTCATCCACGGAGCACCTTCTTCACGGTTCGCATCACGACATCGGTCCCGATAATCATCCGCTTACACCAGACCCCGAGCACCTTCCCCGTCTCCATTTGCCGCTCGTAACTTGGGGTAGAACAGGGCCTTACGGAGTGAGTATAACATGGCCCGCAGTCCGCCGTCCCCTCCACCGGGTAGCACTTGGGATACGTCCTGACCCTGGCCTCCGCCGCTATCGGCCCGTAAATTGCCACCGTCGGCACCCCGAAGGCCGCCGCCGCGTGAACGAACATCGAGTCCGGGGCGATGAGCAGGTCCGACCGGGCAAGTACCCCGAACGCCTGCTCCAGCCTTGGGGTATTCAACCCGAACACCCCTCGGGGAACGTGCTCGGGCTTCGGGAGCCTCTTCCCAAGAAGGAGCACCTGGCCGAGCTTTACCAACTCGAACAGGAGCTTGAGCGAGAGACTGTGGGGGTACGTCCGATGCGCGACCGACGCCTCCCACTGGTAGCAGATAACCGGGCGCCGGCACTCCTTTAACACGCGGTCGGCGTAAGCCTCTCCCGCCGGGGTCGTCCCGAGAACTGGAATCTTCCGGCTGTCAGGCGCGTCCCCTATCCCGGCGAGGTCGAAGAACAGGTCATAGACGTTTTCCCGCCGGGGGACTTCCTCCTGGCCCGGCTCCTTCCGCCCCTCCAACGTCCCCTCGAAGTTCAGGTAGTAGTCCCGCTTCTGAATCTCGACCACCGGGACCGGGTAGGGTATGTAAGCCTCCAGGAGCCCCGAACCCCGCCAGACTTCTCTCCACGGTTTCGCCCCCCCGATGCTCACCCGCGCCGTCGGGTATCGGCGTTTTAACTCGGCGACCACCGCCGTCAAGAACAAGTGGTCTCCCCCACCCCCGTACCGGGTGACAAGTAGGCTCTTCCCGTCAAGGGGCTGGCCGGTGTAGTTCGGCTGGACCTCATCACCGCCGGGAACGGCCAGAGTTACCAGCCGTTCCCGTTTTCCGCGCCCACGCTTAACTGTCTCCCGTTTCATATACCTATACCTTTAATAGCCATTTATTATTTGACATTAGTATAAATATCTGCTGCCCCAGCGCGTCGCACAGTACCTCCGAGACATTACGCGGTATAACATTATTCAACCCCAATCTATCTAACAAGGCGTGGGTCAACTCATGTATCAGCGTGTCCCTGTAAGATTCCCGGCATATATTACCCGCGTATTTTAATGTTATCGTTTTATTCATTATATTGCATTCCCCCACATCATCCGCCTTATTCAGCTTCTCTACCGTTTTTATGGTATATCTCGCCCCCAATATCTCTATCATATCGGGCACGCCAAACGGGTTTTTGTTTACCATAATTGTCTTCCGCCTCAACCTTCCCCCCTCGGGGCCAAGTCCGGCCTTGCGATAAACCGGCCGCTAGTCAGGTCCAGTGTGTCAAGGCATTCCTCACACAGAGGAACCCAACACGGGCACGGCTGCGAACCGGGTTTACAGAGTTCGCGGAGCCGGGGGAAACACGCCGCCCGGTCAACCGGCACAACGCCGTCGGGCTTCGGGTTGTAAATTGGCTTGCGGCAATTTCCACAGCGGTATCGAGCCCGAGGGTGTTTCCGCTTTTTGTTTTTCGCCATCACCGACCCGCCTTTATCCACCCCCAGGACACCGCCTCGACGGACGGCTCCTGGGGTTCCCACTCGACCCGGATACGCAAATCATCATCCCACTGCCGCCAGGCTCCGGCTTCGTAGTACCGGCTATGATGGATACCCCAGTCAAGCGTCCCGTCCTTCGTCAACCGGCTGCTCCCCGGCTTCACCAGGATGTAGAACTCCCCGGGAACCTCCACCGGCTCGTCGAGCGTTAAAACTAGCCAGGTGCGCCACTCAGAGTCGGTATAGTTCAACGGGCCAGCCAGCGGTTCCCCTGGGTCCCCATCTACCGAGTAGATATAAAGTTCGGGCCGGTACACCGGGTTAAACCAGTCGAACAGGACCTTGAAGCTCGACACAATCCCAGGCTGCCCGCCAGTATCCCCCGGCGTCCCTTCGGGGGCATCGCAGAAGAGCACCGCCAGATTATACCCTTCGACAACGACCTCCCGGCTTGTAGAATCATCCCAAAACAGTTCAACCGCCGCCGCCCGGCACGGGCCGAGGACAATCCCGGCCACCGCCGCCAGCATCACCCGGAACAAGTCAACGTATCTCACCGCCACCTCCTTAAATCCATCCGCAACATAGCACGGATTATCGCCGACGCCACCCGCAAAATCGGACCAAAAATATAATACCAACATGAGTCAAGCGTCTGGGCTACCTCCAAGCATACCCTCCAGGCTATTTCTCTGGCTATTACCGTTGTGGATAGTAGTTTACCCCTGCTCAATTCTTTTCCTCCGGTTTTAACCGTAAAATACGGTTGTTTTCGGGCAAGTAGGGCATTCTAGGGCCGGCTTGGGGGAGGAGTATCACCCCGTCGAGGGCCGGCCACCTCGGCTCCGTTTACCGGGCATGAACCGAACGCGGCGGGGAGTCTCACCCCATCACCACGGAGCACAGCGTTCACTCGTCCACCTCCAGCATTTCCAGTTGCCCGGCGGCGCGTTCCTCGTCGCGGGCCTTCCCCTCGGCGAGCACCACGGCGGGGTCCGGCCCGGCGGCCCCGTGCTCGGCCCACCACGCGCACCGGCGGCGTTGGATTTCAACGTACTCCGGGTTCAATTCAATCCCGACTATCCTATCCCAGCCCGCCAGGTGCGCCCCTATCATCTCGGAGCCCGACCCGGCGAAGGGGACGAGGAGGCGGCGGGGGTGAGCCGACGGCTCCCTTGCGGGCGGCAGGAGGAGGGCCGCCAGCCAGCGGCAGAGGTCAACGGGTTTTACCGTCGGGTGGTGGTTGCGGGCAATTTTCCCGCGACAGCCGTCTCGGAGCGCACCCGTTCCGCAGCTTACATCCTCCAGCCCCTCGCACCCCGCGTTCCGTTCCGCCGGGGACGCCTTAGCGCAGTAAAAGAAGCGCGAGGCCCCGCCGGTGCTCGGCTGCTGTTGGCCCCCCACCCGGCGAGGAAACTTCCAGTAACAATTAGCCGTCTGGGTCTCCGGTTCACCCGCCCCCCCGCTTGGCCTCTCCCCGCTCTGCTCGTCCAGGAGCCGTACCGGGCAATCTGGCGAGCAATCCCAGTCCTCCACCGTTTCCAGGCCGTCGGCGTCGACGTAGTGTTTGCTCCCCACCCCCTCACGCCTAAAAAACGAAGTAGAAGCAGTCGTGTCCTCCTCCGTCCACCCGGCCCCCTTCACCCGCTTGACGCCCCTCAACCGGCACTCCGGCGTGTGTGAGAGGACCACGTTAGCGGGCCAGCGACCGGCGGGGTGCGATTCTTGTATCTCGTTTTTAAATCCCCACCCATCACCCTTATCTGACAAATCATTTTGCCGGTCCCGGCTCCACGGTTCGGCCGCTATCCGCCCCCCGTCAATGTTCAGCGCCCCGGTGCCCCACTTGAGGCAGTTCTCCGCGTTGGTTCCCTCCGGCGGCTTGCGAATTACCAGGACGGGCTCCCAGGCGGGCTTGAGCGCGGTGCCATAACCCTCCCAGGTCGCGGCCTCCGGCGTGGCGGGGGCGGTTGCTTGTCCCGTTTCTTGGCCCGCAAAAACCGACTCGCCCCGCGTTTCATAATCACGTCGGTCTCCAAAACGGATACGCCGCCCCACCACCTCCCGCTCGGCCCCCGCCGCCTTGTCAATCATTTTTCCAATCGCCGTTGACTTCGGAAACCCCGACCCGTACAGCCAGCAGAGGCAGTCCCGCCGCTCGAACCCCGCCCGCCGCAGGCTCACCCCCAGCACGTCGAAGGTCCGCGTCCCCCCGAATACCAGCCCAAAGGCCCCCGGTTTCAGCACCCGGTACACCTCGCGCCAGACCTCCACGCCGGGAACCGCCGTATCCCATTCCTTACCCATGAACGAGAGGCCGTAGGGCGGGTCGCAGAGGAGGGCGTCGAAGGAGTTGTCCGGCTCGGCGGCCAGGACCTCGCGCACGTCCCCAAGGCGGTGGTTAAAGGTCATAACCACTCTTTTTATGCCCCTCTCTTATAATACATGGTACGGCATTATTCCATGATATTAAGTGGTGTAACCGACTATATCTATCGTGGAGTACCGCAACACGGGCGCAAGAGGGCGCGCACATTACTGTATAATAACTCTTCCGGTACGTTCCGCTCCCCAAGTAAATATCCGTCATCCCTCCCCGGCCTTTCTGGGATGCGGTTTGATTTACCGCTAAATATGGTATCGTCAAAAATACTCCTCCACGACCCCCTAGTTCAATATATGTATTTACATCTTCATTCATAGTTCCCCTAAACCAGAAGCGGTTTTTAGTACAACATATAAAAGAATTCATGCATTTACGCTTCGGTTGTTTTCTTATAATATCACCGCCCCCACCCTTTATCCCACCGATATAATCTCCGCACTGCGCCATAGCTACCGACAAAACATTTATATTTTTATAATACTTTAATAATACATCAAATATACTATCTATATTAGGGAGCGAGTATTTATATTCTAGCCTTTCGTTTACTTTACATTGTATTTCTGTATAATCGTCGTCTAATTGTATAAAATATTCTATACCTAGCTTTTCCGCTATATCCCAACAAGCATTACGAGCATAAACAATTACCTTTCGATTGCCAAAATTATCCATTTTATCTATTTTACCCTCATAATCCGCCTTGCTAAACATTATTACTTCGCCGGGATAATTCTCATAATACTTATCGGCTTGGCTATCCTCGTCATCAATTATAATATAGATTTTACCAGTATAGCCCTGCTTGCGTAAGGTCCGGTATGTAATTACATTATCGGCCCGACCGTGCGATAGAATAAACGCACAAAAATTATCATTCATCTTTACTATCCTCTAAATACTGCGCTGCTATCTCTTCCGCGAGTTTGACATACCCCCACTCTATCGCCTTACCTATGTCAATTATTACCAAGGCGGACCGCTCCATAAGGGCCTGCATCTCCGGACCTGAATGCGCATAATAATCGGCTATCTTAGAATAATTAAATACATTATGACGCTTTGCCGCCTCGATTAAAAAGTGTTTTTCCTCTTCTGTAATATCCGATTCCTCAATTTCTTTAATTAATTCTAGAGCCTTTGTTTCATTTAACATCTCAACTAAAAAGGGTTTCCTACCCTTGACCTGATATATAGGGGTAGCAATCTTTTTAGAATACTTACTATCTAACTCAGCGCTAGGCCCACCTATCATGTCAAGCTGTTTTCCCATTTTAGCTCCTCGCCTGCGCCCAGTCGTTTAAATCCCGCAAGCTATAAAATATCGGTATTCCCTGCTCTTCGGCCCGTTTTATTTCCGCTTGTGTTCCCTTGCTTTCCTTTAATCCCTCGGTAATTACCAATATAGCATCGGAGGCGATAAGCCAAGCCATGCCCAACTCGTAAAAGTCCGCTTCCGCCCGTACTTCCCCGCTTAGGATATATTGATAGTCAAGCCACGGCGCATACGGGGCAAATCCGGCCTTGAATACAGCCGCCGCCCCAGCTATTCCGCGTTGCATATTATCAAATATACCAATAGCAGTTTTAGCAGAGTAAGCCCCGGCAACGTATACCCTGAGTCTATCTCTCATCAAATCCACCCCGACGTCGGCTTCGGCCCAAGCCGCTCCGCTAAAGCCCGGTAATCCGCTTGGGTTCTCAACCCGCCTATCAATTCCCGGCAATCCATAGCCTGTTCCCCGGTCAGCTGCCCCCAAGCCCACCGCGCCCGCCTCCCGACCAGCGGGTAGTACGTCGCCTTCGGATGCTCCCCGAGGAGCACGAGTAAAAACAGTTCCTTCACCGTGTACCCCTTACGGAGCCACAGGACTTCGAGGTGCCCGCCGACGACGTGTTGGCGCTGGTGACATGACTTGCATAGCGGGGCCAGGTTGAGGGGCCAATCCTCGGAGCACTTCCCCGAGATGTGGCCGCGGGGGATGATGTGGTGCATCTCGGAGGCCGCCCTGCCGCAGAGGAT